ACTAAACCACGTCCCTATATCTTTAGCCCATTTACTAATAGTTTTGCCAATATTATCAAACCATTTTCCAATATCCCCAAATATTTTTGAGATATCTTTTCCAAGACCGACAAACCATTTGACTGTACCTTTATACATATCTTCACAGTCTTTAATGAGGCCGTTTACAAAAGCACGAAATTTAGCATCATGCTTATAAAGTTCAACTAAAGCAACTACTACGGCAGCAATAGCCGTAACAATTATTCCTAAAACGTTTCCTTTCATTACCAGATTCAAAGCTTTTTGTGCAACAGTCATACCTTCTGTGGCAGTTTTCCAAGCTTTAAAAGCTCCAATCATGCCACTTATGCCTGAAATCATAGCAGTAATTCCAGAAGTTATTTTGACTGCCACAAAAGCTCCAACAATAGCAGAGCCAACAGCTTCGATCGCATTCTTATGACTAGAAATAGTTTTTAAAGCAGTTGAAATATCACCCAATGGATCCTTGGCCTTTTTACTATTGCCAGTAATATCATTGAATGCCTTAGCGATTCCGGTAATCATATCTTTGGCTGTATTCCAAATACCAACGGCAAACGCTTTGGCAATTCCACCAATACTCGTAACCAGAGTTGAAATATCTTTCTGATGGTTGCCAATATAACTAATGAAAGAAGCGAATTTAGTTGCTGTTCCAGCAATTGCAGTTCCCAAACCTTGAAATAATTTTTGTGTTGCATTGGAAGAAAGAACCTTCGTAATAGCACTTAAGCCAGTGCTTTGAACAGAGACTAAAGGCTTAGCCATGGCTGCTTCGGCATTCTGCCAAGATCCCTTCAACTTGTCCATTGCTCCTTCAGAAGTTTTGCCAAAACTCGAAAAAGTTGATGATGAATTATTGCTAATCTTGCCCAATAATGATTCAAGTTGAGCTGAAGTCATTTTACCGGCACCAACCATTGAAGTAAATGCTGTTGTTGACATCCCAGCGGCTTTAGCCAAAGCTGCGCCAATTCCAGGTGCTTGTTTTTCCATTCGTTCCAAATTAGCAGTTGTCATTGTGCCAGATTGTGCTACTTTGTCCAAAGTAGAGCCTAAGGTAGTTGTTTGATCACCTGATAATCTTAAGGAGGCGCCTAAAGTGGCAACACCTTTTGTTAAGGTTTCAGCACTCGAAACTGATCCCGTTAGTGAATAGAATTTCTTTTGAAGACTGGTTACATTATCTTCACTCAGACCTGTAGCAGCTCTCAAACTTTTCATTTCAGAAGTTAATGATTTTATTCCGGTATCATTAACACCTAAAGTTTTCCAAACAGCCTCATTCTTTTCAGCGCTTTCAGCCAGTTCTAATGATTCAGTAGCTACGTTTTTTATATTTCCAGCTAAATTCTGAACAGCATTAGTAATAGTTGTTCCAATAAAAGAGCCTTTAATAATATCGCCTAAACTACTGGTTGATTTTGAAGTTTTGTCTTCGGCAGACTTAACACCTAGAACCTTGTCTTTTAAGCTTGTAAAGAAACCACCCGAAGAACTCTTATCAGTCTGCGATTGCAAATCCTTAGCTTGATTTTTAGCTTCTGCCATACTCTTAGCAGTTTCATTTACTCGAACGGTTTGTTTAGCAATTGCTTCAGAATTATCGCCTTCAGCTGATTTTAATTTATCAAGCTCCTCTTTTTGTTTGGTGTATAAATCACTTAATAAAGACTGCTGATCCTTTAAACCATTGATTTTAGTTTTCGTGGCTTCAGATTCGTTGCCTTCAGCTTTTAATCTTTCAACATAAGAATTAGTAACAGAAACAGATTGTTTGATCGAATCATTAAGTTTTAAAATTCCAGAATTTTGTAACTCAAAAGCATCTTTGGCTTTAGTTTGTTGAGTAGTTAATGAAATTAATTTAGTAGTTGCACCGTCAACTTGCTTTTGATAACTTGAATACCGTTGTTGACCTTCATTGGTCTCAGTATTAACTTTGCTCTGTTCAGACTTTAAGCGATCCAAAACAGCTTGTTGTTTGGAAACCGCATCGCTTAAGCCCTCATATTTCGTTTTAGCAGCGGATAATGTGTCGCCACTTGATTTTAGAACGGCTTCATGTGCTTTCCAGGAAGAAGTGGCTTCGCTGACAGCCGTCTTTAATGTTTTTAATGTATCTATCGCTTGGGTTCCGTCTAATGTGACCTTAGTTCCCATTTCGCCGGTGACTTTGCTGTCTGCCATAAATTACCCCTTTCCTGAAAGTGCTCTGAACAAATTCATTGGATCTTGGACACGATCCTTCTTTTCTTTAGCACTCATTACCTCGATTAATTCGTAATAATCAGTATCGAAGAATTCGTCTAAGCCCCAGTGCCAATACTGCATGGCGTTTTTGGCAAATAAATTGAAATCTTCTAATTCGTTTCGAAGCCTAAACACCCGTTCTCCGGGCGATTCTATTTTTTTGGCTCTTCACTAACTTTCGCTTCTTGGGAATTATTAAGAAGTTTTGAAATTACATTGCCAAGTACATCGCCTGTTTCTTTGAAATCTAAGTCATCAAACATATCGGCTTGTTTAGCATTTAGTTTTAAGACATCACACAAGAAAGCTTTTTCTTCATCAAAGAATGCCAGAGTATTTTCGCTAACCTCAGCCATTGATTTATCTTGCGTGTCATCAATCTTGCTTGCTGCTAACTGCAACTTGATAGCTTTCTTTATATTCCGATTTGAAGCCTTAACCACGAATGGTTGAGACTGAAATTCTTTAACAGTAATTTTCATAATTTCTCCTAAATTTATGTACAAAAAACGGGCATCTCAACCCGTCAGGAAGTTTTTAAGTCTTCTTCGCTTTATTTATTTTTTGAATAAAACAATCTTATCCGTAAAAATCATCACCTAAGACATCTTCTGGTGAACAACTATATGACGTTTCTTGAACAGCTATTTTCCATTGGCCGCTAGTTAGGTCAACAGAAACAGTAGCATCTCCATTCTCATCGGTAGCTATATCAGAAACATCATACTTGGGTATAAGACCTGTCGGATTATCATCTGTAATAGCTGTTTGATCAGTAACTGAATACCAATGCATGAGCTTATAAGTCGTTGATGGTGTGCCCTTAAAGGCTAACGAATTATCTTCTACTTCACTTTCGATAAGCAAGTTTCGATAATAACTCAAGCTACCATCACTAAGAACCAGGCTATTAATGGCTTTGTCAACTGTAAAATAAGCACTTTCAACTAGATAAGCATTCAAACCAGCTTGTAATAAACCAGCAGACTTTTGTTGCAAGAAAACATCTTTAGGCGAGGACCATAATGTTATTTGCGTCATTAAGCAAGTACCCCCTCACTAGTAGTTGATTGAACTGCAACAATATCTTCCGGTGCAACACACCAATTGCCAGAATTAGAGCCAACAGACAATTTAAATTCAGATACAGGAATCCCCGTTGCGCTGGAATCACTTCTGATATAAATAGCTGCCGTCTGACTCAAAGCATCATTCCAATCTTGGTAAGCAGCATGTCCACTATCAGTATCAACGGAAACAGCTCCACTAATTTCAATTGGCATGGCCAAATCAGATGCCGTAATCGTATAAGTTGGACTACCAAGAATGGTGTTCCAACTATTGGATCCCTGATTACCAGCTCCTGCAGTTTGTCCTTTCATTTGCAAATTAATTTGTTGACCAATTATTGCCTGAGCAGGAATATCTGCAATACAACTTATCACTAGGCCGCTAATATTCCCAAGCTCTTTAATGTAAGAATTATATATTGTAGATGAATCAACGATTGTTACCCAATTATTTGCTGTAAGGGCTGTTAACCCAGCGGTTTTTAAGAACAAATTTCGATTATAAATAATATTTCCACTTTCATCGGTAACTTGATCGATTGCCGTTGTTCCCAACATATAAATTGGGTCACCAATATCTGGCTGAATTTTATAAATACCATTGGGATCAATGTATGAAGCGTTGTTATACTGATTTATCGTAGGTTCATAAACAGTATAAGATTGAGTTTGGATTTGATTAGCACCAAATGTCAGACCAAACTTACTGACCGCTACTGGGAAATACATAACCACCAAATACATCAGCATACATCGACGTAGCATCGAACAATGGATCAGCATCGTAATAAGTCTTGATTGCTTCACCGTTCCATGCATCGGCACCAATAGCAGTGTATGTTAAGGTATCATCTGCACGTGTTTCAGCGTTCGTATCAGTTCCGTTACTTGAATCGGGGTTAACCAATTCACCGTTTGTGAAACCAAAGTAAACATTGTTTTTGCGGTCAAGTGTTTGTGTCCCGATTAACATAGCAACACGTGGCTTACTAGAAATCGTGTAACCACCTTTGCCATCAGAAACACGTCCGAGCAATTTGTTCAGAATGTCGTATGGCAAATCATTGAAGTCAAGGGCAACGCTTGGTGTACCCTTGGCAATTGAAAGATCAACAACCTTATTGTTTCCATAAATTTGTGTAGGTGCGACTTCGATACCAGTAATGTTGGCAGTCTTAGCACTAATAACGCCATCATCAACCTGATATAATCCTGAAGTGGACAATCCACTTGTTCCGGCAACGATCTTGCCCGTATCATCTATTAATCCGAACTGGACTAACTTTAAACCAACTGTAGCCATTAGCTACCTCCTAAAATATTTTGTAATTTTGATACATAAATTGTTTTGATCGCTTGACCTGTATCGGGGTCTTGGCTTTCATCTTGCCTTTGAATTGACCAACCAGCGGCTAGAAAAGCTTTCATTAATGCAACTTCGCATTGGTCCGTATCTGATGAAAAGTTAAGCGAATAAAAAAGCTGTATTTCAACAGCCTTCAATAGTTCTGAAAATGAATCATTTCCCCAAGTTGTTGGAGAATTATCAACGCCCGTAATTAAACAGTCCGTTACGTTATTTCCTGCTTGATCTTCTGCTTTCAAATCGTCTTCTGGGATAAAATCCAAATATAAATTGTCAATCCAAGAAAAGGAATTATCTGTAATTACTTTGGCTGCCATGTCAACAGCTTTCATCAGAAATTAACCCCCTTTGATTTCATAATCTTTTTATATTCAGCTTCTTTAGCTTCCTCAATGGCTTCCTTGGCTTCTTTTCGTGCGTTGTCAACGAAATGATCGCCCTGAATATGTTTGGTACCATCATTCAAGAAACGAGCTATATAAGCCTTTTTGGTATCAAATCCATAAATTGAGCTTCCGTCTTTGTTGCCATTCACGTTATTGGCTTCAGATAAAATTGAATCAGCTAAATGGACATCCTTGCCTGTTTTTCTCTTGCGATAATGCTTATCCTTTGTGGCTTGTTGCAAAACCTTAGCGCCAACGTCAGCACCTGCTTTATTGATTTTTGTTTGCTCATCAACAGAAAGATTTGCAACCTTGCCAATACTATTAACCCAACTTTCCATTTGCGAAGATAAATCACTATCCACCATTAGCCTGCACTTCCGATCTGTGTATTTTTTCTAACAGTAACAATGTCATATGGATCGAGGTTAAAGCTTTCATCTGGAGAGATTGAAACAATATCGTACACAATGCCATCCAATTGAATCTTCAAAAGAGATTGGATCAGAGGATCGTGTCTGAATACTAAATCAACCGTATCTTGCATATTAAAGTTGGTTAATTGATAAGTTTGATTCATCGTGCGAGTACGAACCGCACAGAACCGAGAAAATTGCTTATTGAAGACTTTTAAAATATTGCCTGTGTTTGGGTTTCTGCCGTCTTTACTCGTGCCTAAATCAGCACGTTTGTTAAGTTGAATGAAGTTAATCGCCATCATCGTCACCTGAATCATCAGGATTCAAAGATATTTGCCAATCTTCCCACATTGCACGTAACTGATAAATGATACTATCGGAAACCAAAGGCACAGGAGCAGCAGAAACATTTGTTAACGCATCTCTGTTTGAATAATACGCACTTGCAAGAGCAATTGTGGCTGTATCAAATAACGGAGATACATCAGAACGTGAATAAAAAGTATTATTGGCATCATCTGCACCAATTGCATTAGTCAAATAGGCAACAGCGGCTTTTATATAACCTTGTAGCAGGTTATCATCCGTATCAACATCAACACGTACAGAATTCTTTAAATCCGCTAATTGAACTGTCATAAATTGCCCTTTCTAACAGGCTTCTCACCCTGTTCGTAAGTTTTTAGCCTTAGTCGCTATAAAAATAATCAACTTGCAGATGAACTAGAGCTTGCAGCGAAGTTAGCTTGCTGGTCAGCAATTGCAGTGAACGAACCAGCAACAAAGGCTTCAGTATCAGTCGGTTCAACATCGAAACGATCGATAACACGGATCTTCGTCTGATCTTTCTCAAATGAACCAGCGCCAATGTTTGTAGAGAGCAATTCCATGTTTTCACGGTCGAACAAAGTAACGGCTTGTGAAAGATCACCATAATACAGAGGATATTGTGGAGCTGAAGCAGTTCCGGCAGATGGTAGCCAACGGTCAGAAATCATAACAATTGGATGACCAAGCATTGTCATACCCATACCTGCTTGGTTGTTTGGCTGGATCAAGTAGTTACCAAAGGCATCCTTGACTTGATGTAACTTAGCGCAACCAGAAACATTAGTCATAAATACAGAAGTATTGATGATTGCAGGGTCGACAGAAGTATCAGCAAGGTTGATAACATCATCGAACTTGGCAATAGATGGCTTGCCAGGCAAAGCAGAAACGGCACTCAAAATCTTTTGGTTACGAGTAACAACAACTTTACGTGCAATCCAGCTTTCAAGCCAAGCAAGAATATTTTCATCAGTGTCTTTCAACAGAGAATTAGTAACCGTGTTGATCCCAGCATAACGATGGATAGCGTAAGAAACTTTAGTCAAACGAGGATCATCGTTGTCACCAATCGTTGCGGTCTCATCATCCAAGTCGGCCAATGGAGTAACATCAGTCCACTTTTCATATACACGAGAACCGGTTTGCGTACCAACTGATTCAACTTTTACATATTGTTGAAGAGAAGCATACTGACGAACTAATGTGTTGATAGCAGTTTCAATATCCTGAGGGATAACCAAACCAGAACCAAGAGCACCGGCAACAGTTGCTGGGTCATCAGTCGATGAAGTCAGCATATTCAAAACACGTGGATCATTTCTAATTAACCCACGAAAGTTATTAACGAAATCTTTTTTGATTTCTACGATGTCTTTCTTTGGTTTAACATCAGAAACAACATCTTTGACTTCTTGCTTTGGCTTGATAACTTTGGCATCTTTGCGAGCTTGTTCCAAAGCATCTTTCAAGTCGTTGCGGCGTGATACTTCTTTATCACGTTGGCCTTTCAAATCTTTAACAGCTGCTTCATCATAGTTCTCGTCATCGAGGACGGCAGTGTTAATTTTTGCATTGAGGTCTGAAACTTTTTGTCCAGAAGCAACCCATGCATCATTAATTTCGTTTACGTTCATTTTTTATCTCCTAATAAAATAGCCAGCTTGCGTTGTCTTAACGATGGCTGACTATTAGTTTTTTTATTTTCTTTTGGTGCAACTTCCTCTGAATCTTCTTCAGAAGGTATTTGTGCTTCACTGATTTTGTCAAAGGCTTTTGCTTTGCCCATGAGAAGATTGAATTTATCAATCGTTTCTCTTGAAGGCAACTTTGCAATGGAATTAGCAAACACCGGAGCTTTATCACTTGCGGTTTGAGTTTTGCTTGTAAATGCCATTTCGTCTGCAAAGCCTTTGTCAATTGCTGTTTTGGCATCCATAAAGGTTTGATTGCTCATTAATTGGAACAAGTCACTTTGGCTCATCCCCGTTTTCAGCATGTATGCGTTAGCAATTCCAATATCAACGCTGTCATTTTGAGCAGCCATTTGACGAAGCTCATCAGCATTAGCACTATCAGTCGCAGCCAAGCATTTGTGAATCATAATCTGTGCCGTTGGTGAAATAGAAATCTTGTCACCAGCCATCGCAATGATAGAAGCAGCAGAAGCGGCAATGCCTTGAATAAAGACATTAACTTGTCCTGGATAAGCTTTAAGCATTGAATAAATTTGACTTGCAGCACTTACTTCACCGCCATTGGAATCAATATCAATTTCAATATCTTCGTTGGCTTTAGCACTTGCCAGAGCGTTTTGAATTTGCTCTGGAGCAACATAATTCATACCGAAGAATTGATACATTGGTTCTGAATCGGCACCAATAATGTCGTTTTTAACATCAATTTGTACTGTCAACATTTTCTCCTTCCTGTGGCGGATCTGCTGCCACACCATTCGGAACATTTTGTGAAAGATAACCAGATTCTTTAAGGGCAATAAAAACTTGAGCAGCCGTTAAATTCTTGCTGCCAAGCAATGAAGTTGCATAATCATTTCCAAGCGGATCAATTGCTTTTCTGATATCCGCTGTGATATTTGCATTCAACTTGTTGTTTAATTCGCTCAAAACCATATTCATATCACGATTTAAGGTGTTAGCGTATAAACCTTCAATTTGATCCAGCGAAGATTGTTGATCGCCTTGACCGTTTAAATACGAATCCGGAATTTGAAAAGCTTTAGCAATTTGTGTAGAAGTCCAATCAACCTGACTTAGCAGACTAGAAATATTTGATTTGATTTCCAGAGGTGTAAATGTTTCGCCAGGAGCAAGAACAACAGGAATACCACCAGACGTCTGTAATTGCTTCATGAGCGTCTTTGATCTTGCCATCGCATAATTATCGTCAACATTTGCAGGTTCTTGCAAAACACTGTTTGCGGTTACTGATTGAGCCAATGCTTTTAATGTAAGAACATCAGATTGTTTTTTAATATCCAATGTTTTAACCAAAGAATATAGCGGACTAAATCCGGTCATTGCATTCATTGAGAAATATCTCAAATGAATCATATCGGATTGTGGCACATTTTCCATCATGCCAATGTCTGGTTCATCAAAGGAAAGATTATAAGTCAATCCCGAACCGTCTGACAATTCATAAACCTGAACTTGTGATGGTCTCAAATATTCCCAACGAGCATCAATACCATTTGCATTGCGCCAACGATAGGCAAAAGATTCACCGCCTAAAATCATTTGAGCAAACATTGTAACCCAAAACGTTCGAGCGTTTGCAGTTGCAGAAGGATTATCCAAAATGCCTTGTGCTCTTGGACCGTTTGCGGTTAATGTTGCTGTTGCAAGGTCACCTGACAATTGCATTACAGTAGAATGAATATCTGGGTTTTTCAAAGCACGAAAAGCACTGATATAATGATCATTCTTTGGATTCAAGAAATTGATTATGCTTGTCCAGTCGTCAATCGGTGTTCCAGATATTTCACCAGTGGTCGAATCTCTAATATGAAAATTAGAATGAAACAATGGCATTATTTGTCACCTCCTTCTTTGCTATCAATGGCAACTTCTGAAAACCAACCAATCAAAGCAAGAGATAGGCCCGATGTAATCCAAACTATTTTATTAAAGATTAAAAACGCCCCAAAATTGATGCAAACAAGGGCAAAAACAAAGCAAATCACGTCAAAATAACGCCAAAATGCTTTTAAAATTGTTTTGAATATCATGCGAACTCCTTATCTATAAAACCTTTTTGTATGCCGGTTTTCAGCCTTTCTTCATCAGACATTCTCTTGAACTTTTCGAATTCACTGTTGAAATCCGAATAATCGTCAAAGTAGAACATTGCCTGACTTAATGCGTTAACCAGAGAGTCAACAACATCAATCTTGTAACTTGATTTTGGTTTATCAATATACATCCCCACGTTGTTGGTCTTTGTCACAGCGTTTCGCAAGGCTTTTTCCATAATCAGGTCCTTGAAATGTGTAACTTCGCCCGTTATGAACGCTTCCTGCATGAATTTAACCGGATTTTGCAAGTCCGAAGTCTTTTGTGTAATTGCTTCGACAGGCCAACTGGGAAAGTTTCGAGCTACCGTATCTTTTAAATCCTGAATGCGGTAATAACCCAAAATATCGTAACCAAACAAGGAAACCTTTAAATTGTTTGTAGTAACAAAATCCACAAGCCAATCAAATATCTGTTGAACACTAATAATTCCGAATTCATTCTCTGTAATCGAACAGAAACCTTGTTCGGCAAGCTTCCTATACGGCACGTTATCCTGCTTTTCCTTTGAATCAATTGATCCGGCACGCTGCCATGGTATGAAACTGTGTTGCATGAAATGAAATCGTGGCTGATTGTTCTTATCAACATAAGGAAATACAAATCCCAATGCCGAATTATCAGAGTCCATTGAAATATCAAGCCCGATGAATACTTCACGATTTTTAATATCGAATTCATTAATTCGAGTATTCTCAATATCTTTCAGTTTCAAGTAACTATCAGTCTTGACTTGAAGCCACATATTCAGGTTTCTGTTTTGAAATTCGTTTAGCGAACCATCGGCATCCTTTGAGTCTCTTGACTTGATCATGGCATCAAGAACACTGCCGTCTTTATCGAGTCCAAGAATCGGATTGGATTTAATCCACGTCTTTGGTTCACGGAACTCCATCAACGAATCTTGCGCCCAAACCAAACAAAGGTAGTTATCTTCTTTGCGGTCAAAATCCTTTTCCATGACTTCTTTGAGCCGTTGCTCATCGGCATAGAACTTCGTGTCGATACTGTCATAAGCAGTCGATATTTCAATCAATTGATGGTTGTGAACGGTCAACTGCCCTGAGGTAATCTTCCCTAAGTTGTCATACTTTGCATAACGAGGATCACCGGCTTCATCACGAACACAATACAAAAAATGAAACGAATCGAATTGACCCGCTTCATTACTCAAACGAAGTATTTTGTTATGTGTTTTTCTTGACTGAATTCCTAATTCCTGAATCGCAATATCGTATTTCTTAAAGAAATCTTTCTTGAAACCTGAATATTCCTCTAGTCGATGACCGGTAGTTTGTAGATACGGCCATGTTTTTTTCTGTTGCTCAGAAACCGGCATTATGTAACCAATATCGGCATTCATCGTGTTTTTAGTTTCAATCAGAAACGCATACCATAGCAAAATGTTGCAGAGATACGATTTTCCATTCGCACGGGCAACTGACAAAAGCACGCGATCAAATCTTTTATATC